AGCTAAAATATTATCTGGCACAAGTGATTTAACACCTGTTTCTGTTGGTTTTTTTGATGGAACCATAATATTTTTATTAAAAAATCTTTGTAATGCTAAACTTTCCATTGGTGGATTTTTAACACTATCTGAAAGAATCATAGTATTTTTAGGATCATCAACTAATTTTCCATCAACTAATTGTAATTTATTAAACCTAGACATGTCTTTTGGTTTTTTAAAAGAATCACCAATCGCTGCTAATATTCCAAGTAAACCTAAAGGCACTGCACCTCTAGTTTCTGCAAAGTCTTCATCGTCTGTATAAAAACCTAATGGCCCTGTTCCACCTGGACCTCTTGTTGGTTCAAAGGTAGGTGTGCCAAAAGCAGATAACCCTTTAATACCTCTATAACCTGTTGCACCTCTACTAAATAAACCTCCAAACAAACTTGGTTGACCATAAGACTTATATGCTGATCCCACATATTTATCTTTGTAAGTGCCAGTTTTTGGATCAAGCACTCTCATATATTCTGGTAAATTACTGTATTGTTTTGTTCGTGGTCCTTTGGCAGCTGTTTGTCCTACAACTAAATTACCAGTTAAAATATCTTTAACTCTTTGTTTATCGTCATCTCTTCTACCACCACCGCCAGCTGGGCCTCCTTTATCATCAGGACCTCTAGGACTTGCATCAAATCCTCCTAAATCTCCCTGTAAAGACATAACTCCACCAGGACCTTTATTTGGTTTACCTTTTAATGATCCATAAATATTTGCATCTAAAAGTATTTTTTGTTCTCTTGGTGTAATATAAGCTAATTCTGCTACAACGTGATCTGGATCTGATAACCATTTTTTAGGGACAGTCACAGTTTCTTGTTTACCTAAATAATTTTTACCACCCCCTTGATTTGCAGGTTTTATTTTTTTCTTTTCTGTAGGAGTTAATCTTCTATCTTTATATTTAATTTTTTTATCTACTGCCATTATCTACGTCCGTCTGGTTGTATATCTAATCTAAAAGTTCCTAATTTCCAACTTTGATTAGTTGCCGTATTTTCTATTTTTAGCGCGATAGCTCTAGCTCTTGCACGAGTGTCTACCTTATCAGTAGATGAGCTGATTGTAAATGGTCCTAATGAAGAACTTGATTGAGTATTATTAGGATAATTACGCAGATTTAAGGTGACTCTAGTATCACCAGTTTGAGATATAAAGTCTGGTATGAACCTTCTTATTTTCATTATAAACTCACCATCACCTCTAGTATCAGCCATACCAGATTGTTGATTACCTACAATCCTTTGTGTAATATCAAAATCTCCAGATTCTATGCTAGCTGCTATTACAGTTGTTGCTCCACCTCTAACTTGATCTGTTCCTGTTTCATGTTGATAGTATGTTGTTCTACCTTCAGTGTTTCCTACAACATCAAAAGAACTATCATTAGCGCTATCATATTCTGTTGCGTGTGGTAAACCAAACACAGCAGAATCTCTCCACATGGTTCTAGCAAGAGTGCCCACAGTCCAAACAGGTCTTTGTGGTGATGAATCAAAATAATTATATGTAACCATCTTATTTACAACTGACGACGAAGAGGTTGGATAAAACCAAGTAACCTCACCAAATAAATTATTTAAACCAGCAGATACCATTTGGTTTCCAGAGGTTAGATTTATATCATCAAAAACAAAATCTTCTACTAAACAAGGTAGTGATTCTAATTTACCAGCGTATCTAAAGAAACCATTCTCTGACATCCAATATGCAGAACCATCAACTTCTACACATGCATTCTGTCCAACGAGTCCACAGTTTGTACCCACCTGTGAAAAAGCAAACGTAAACGGAGATCCAACAAAACGTTGTGTAAATAAAGCTGTATCAGTCCAAACATATAATGCATCACGACCTCTGATTGCTCCTCTGATCTGTGATCCGTCGGCCAGTCTTTGTGTGCCAGCTGTATTGGTTGCTGTTGGCGTATATGTGTTAATATCCTCTTGATCAGAGAATCTAATAAACATATCATCTTGAGTTCCCGCATCCCCTATTGTTGTTTCTGTTCCATAAAATACTAAGTGTCTATCAGGTGTAGATACAACCATGTGTCTTGATGCAGTTGGTGCACCAGTTATAATAACAGCTCTTGTCGCTGTTGCATTTGCTAAACTAGAATCCCAAGAAAACACTGCACTGTCATGAATTAAACAAATGGCTTTGTCACCAAAATTATCAATAGACCACATGCCTGGTTCTAGTACTAAGTCACCAGATGCAGCTTCTCCCCAACCAACAAAATTTGTTGTACTGGTAATTGTTGCACTTGCACTGTGAGCTGCTTTCGTTGTTCCACCTACTTCTCTTGTTACACCTGTAAGTTCTCCTGTAGCTGCAATACCTGTATAAGAAATTTCTTCACTATCTATTTGTAAAAAGTTTGTTCCTGCAGTTGGAAATTGTGAGGCATCTACTAATATAATACCTGTTGTTGCAGTGTCCGTAATACCATTTTGTAATGTAGTTGTTGGATTACCAGCAACTGTGCCACCCCAAGATCCTAGTGACCAACCAAAACCTTTTGCTTGTACAGCTGGACCTACTGGATAATAGTGCTGTACTCTAATACCACCTGATGTTGTTGCACCAGATCCTGATTCATTAGAGGGCATAGTAATAGTTAATGTCGTGCTAGTAGGTACAGATGTTACCATAAATTTTTTATCTTTAAAATCTGCTTCTACAAAGTTTGAATTAGTAATAGATGAAAAATTATCTAATAATATTATGTCATTTTCAGATATGTTATGTGAGCCAGAGAAAGTTATTGTAACTGTTGGTGATCCGTTAGTCGTGGTAAATGCACTTGTAAGCGTTGTTGTGGATTTAATAGGGTGTATATCATAATAAACACCTCCAGAGAAAGCATATAAAATTCTATTTGTACCGATGATTGCGTACTTTCTAGCTAAACTGTTTACAAAATGATGTAGTCCTCGACCAGCACCTGTAAGATTACTCTCCCCTAATTGTTTCCAACCACCTATTTTTTCAGGTGTTCCGTAACGAAACCTTACATTATCACAGTCTACCCACTCACCCTCTGCTCCAGTTGGTGTGACTTGCTTGTTTATACCTGGCTGAAAACCTATCTTTTGTAGCATAATAATCCATTATACCCATTTTATGTTTAATTAATAGATTAAAAGCAGGGAGAGGGTGTGGTGGTGTCTCTCCCTACCAGCCTATTGTATAGACTATTTTGTAGTTTTAGTCAACTTTGCACCTTTAAACCATGCAGGTAAACCTATCATAGGTCTTTTGTCTAAGGAGTTTTCTTTTGCCATTTTAGACCCTGCTTTATTGTAATGCAAAAATACTTGACCACAATCTTTACCTGTAAATTCTTCTCTCCAATGTTCTAAATCACACCCAGAATATATTAACATATCACCTGGTTTTAAAGTTATCTTAATTCCTGCTTGACCTTTTTTACCTGTAGGATCTAAATATATTGGCCAATCATCACCACCTAAATTTAATGTTGTAGATATTTCACATGAATATCTATCTTTATGTCTAGCTAACACATCACCTTCTTTATATATTCTTGCATAAGAATATGTTTCAGATAATTTTAATCCTGTGTGTTTTTCCATAACAGGTTTTACTTGTTGTAGTAAAGTTTCCATAGCCATATCACCATAATGTGAGTATGTGTTTGGAACTTGCTCATCATTCCATATACCCCAATACTCTGTAAACGGTGATATATATCTTGTATCAAATAATGCTTTAGCTACATTTCTTTTATTTAAAAAATAATTGTATACAAAATTCGCTAATTCTTTTGATATTGCACTTTTTAAAACACTATATTTATTTTTTTTGAACGACATCTAAAACTCCTTTTGGTATTGCTTGGCAGTTCCAATGTATAAACCTAAATGGTTCATAGCCCATATCAACTACATATTGATGTGGCATATACGATGGAAAGAATATCATCCTACCTGGTTTAACTTTATAATGAACTTGTGAACTTGCATATGTGACTTTTGATTTATCTTTTTCTGGTAAAAGATTCATAACATTACCTGGTCTTGGATCTTCAAATAAAGGAAGAGATGTTACTTCTGATGCTTTTAAAAAATAAAAACCAGATATGTGACCATTCCAATGTGTGTGTAAAGTGTGGTGTCCACCACCTTTTTTAGCAAACTCTTGCACCCATAATTCTGTAGTAAACAATTGATAATTTGTTAAATCAAAACCCATCTCTAATAATAAGTTATGTGCTGTTGCCCCTACATAATCTTGTAATTCTTTAAATTTAGGATCACCAATTAATGATGTTGAATGAAACACGTGACCCATATCACCTTTATCACCAAATTTTTTGTTTCTTGTGTCTATTTGTTTTTTTAAATTTTTTTGTGATTCTTTTATATATTTGTCAGATGCTTTATTTAATTTTTTAACAAATTTAGGCTCATCTGCCCACCATATAGGACATTTAAAATATTCTTCTAATTGTAATTGTTTTGGATAACTCATCTATAAGGCCATCCTAAATTCCAAATAACCAGACTATATCTAGATCCTTTTTTTACAGGACATACTCTGTGCCATACAAAACCAGGAAATACAACTAAAGAACCTTTTGGTAGTATCTCCGTGCATTTTCTAATGTTTGGTTTTTTATCTGGATCCATGTTTCTAAAATCAAATTCTAGCTCACCGCCTTTGTAATCTTTTGGATCTGATAAAGTTACAGTTACAGATAATTTTCTAATTTTACCATGCGATGGATCATTCGCATTTTCTCTAATATAAGGTCTATCCCAACCATCACAATGCCAATCATAAAATTGACCTTTTTCATATTTTGTAAATTGACAAGACTCACTAAAGTCCCATTGAAAATTCCAACCTGCATTCGCGTTTGCTTGGTGTATGTAAGGTTGTATCTCTTTATAAATCCACCTATCATTCATCCAAACAATGTTTGAATCTCTTTTCTTTTTTAAATCTTTTATTTGTTTTTGATTTAATTTTTTATCACCCATGCCACCAGTCACAGCCATTTGATCAGAAATAGATTTACCATATTTAACTATGTCATCACAAATTCTAGCAGGAATTGCTGATTGAAAAAACCAATAGTAATTTTGTAGGTTCATATATCTTTATGAACTTAATATAACATTTGTTATTAAGAAGTCAATGTTCCTGAAACTGTGAATTTTATTAACTTTGTTCCTGATGGTCCACATACAATTGAATTAGTTCCAGGTGAAACTGCCATACCACATGCAACAGCATTAGGCACTCTTAATACAACTATACCAGGTCCACCGTTTCCACCATCTCTATCTGGAACAGAACAAGATAAATAGCCTCCACCACCTCCACCGCCAGTGTTAGCAGTTCCAGCACCACCATTCTGAGGTGCCGAAGCACCTGCTCCTCCACCTCCTGAGCCTCCTGCTCCTGGATTATGAGAAGCTGGATTTGGATTTTGTGCATAAACTCCAGATCCACCACCACCTGCAAATACTCCACATACACCAACACTTGTTCCAAAAGTTGGACTAACATCTTTACCTGCTCCACCTGCACCAGATGTATTTCCTGATGGATTACCTCCAGCTCCACCTGCTCCACCACCACCAGCAGCTAATCTTGTTCCACAACTTGGGCTGTTTGTTCCTCCTGGATTACCAAAACCAAAAGTTCCTGAATCTCCAGGTTGACTTGGTTGAGTGGCTGAACCACCAACTGCACAATTACCTCTATTTGAACCACCACCAGATCCACCATCTCCAGCTCCTGGACCACTATTACCTGCTCCACCACCTTTTGATGTTAAACCACCAAAAGTAGTATCAGCACCTGTTACACCAGTTGCAGGTCCAGGTGCAGCTGTTGCACCACCTCCAACTACAACATCTAATGAGCCTGCTTCAATAACTCTTGATTCTTGAAATATTAATCCACCGCCACCACCACCACCAAGACCGCAATGAGAACCACCACTACCACCACCTGCTACCATTAATAAATCTGCTGTAAATGTTCTTTTAGGCCATGTTCCTTGATTCGTGGCACTAAATTGACTTTGCATTGACCAAATACCACTTGCTTTACTTAATTCTTTTACTATTACTATTCCTGAGCCACCATCACCACCATCTCTACAATCTGGTGAAGGGGTTCCTGAACCAGAACTACCGCCACCTCCAGTGTTAGCATCACCATTATTGGCAGTGCTACCACAAGAATTTGTTGGTGCTCCACCACCTGATCCACCACTATTTCCTGATGTACCACCAGCTCCACCACCGCCAACAGCTGATACAGGTGCTCCTGGATACTCTGATGAAATACTTAAACCTGCACCACCAGTATTTCCTGATGCTGCAGCAGTCGCTCCACCTCCACCACTTTTAGCCCCTGGATTTCCTTGAGGAGGGTCTACAGGAGGTGTATTACCTGAACCACCTGGTGAATTACTTGGCCCTGCATTTGATCCACCACCAGATCCTCCGTCTGCTCCACAACCAGGACCTGGTATAGAAGCTCCACAACCTCCACCTCCTCCTCCACCACCAGTTGATGTATAAGTTGTTCCACAAACTACTAAACTTGAATTAGAGCCACTAGCACCTCTTGCTCCAGAGGGCGCACCACCTGCTCCACCACCTCCAATAGTTGCTGCTCCTAAAGCAGTATTACCTTTTGTTTGTATTTCTAAATTTCTAACGCCACCAGCTCCACCACCTGCAGCTGCATCGTCTCCACCTCCACCACCACCTGCAGCGATTAAAGCTTTAATAAGCCTTGTGCCAGGTTGTGTAGTAACAACACTTGGTGCACTAGATGTTTTTGATGTAACTTTACCTTTTCCAAACGAAGTCTTATTGGTTTTTCCAATTACTCCACCATTTGCTGAGCCAGATTTATTTCTTGGCATTTAAGTGTCCTCCTATGCGGACACCCAAGCTGTGCCGTTCCAATCGTAAACTGTTGGTGTTTCCGCTTCGTCGTTTGATTTAGTTGCTTCCCAACCTTTTGTGTTGTCAGCGTTATATTTTGTTTCGTTCCAAGTAATTAAATAGTTAACATCACCTTCTTGTGTAACTGTTGGAAATGTTATTGGTGCTTGCCAATCATCATCAGAATCTAATGACCAAGATGCGTGAGGTTGTTTTGATAAAAATTTATCTTTTACAGGATCGTAAACCATTCCAATTCCTGCATATTTTTTTCTAAAATTATGATTATAAGAAGTTTGTTTCCAAATACCACCTTTGAAAAAATCAACACACCATGTTTCTCCATCAACATGCATGTCATTTTCTCCTAATGGTCCCGCTGCTGTTTCTACGTCGTTACCTACAACAACAACTCTTTGTACTACTTGATGTGAATCTGACGTAAATCCAGTTGGATCTGTCATTACTTTTAATTCTGCAAAATGTGCCATATTCTTACTCCTTAAAAATTATATTTATAATTTAATTTTAACTTATAGTCAATGTCCCAGATGCTGTAAATGTAGCTATTTTATCTCCACCTGGATGAGTTGAAGTTGAACCTCCAGGAGTTACTGTAAACGTAACTTCACTTGGTCCTCTAACAACGACAATACCTGATCCACCTGCTCCACCTTTATTTTTACAAGTTCCACCACCAGTTACGTTTTGTGGTCCTGAACCTCCACCACCACCTCCAGTGTTTGCTGTACCTGCAGTTCCATTTGATAAATTTCCACCTGCTCCACCACCGCCAGCTCCACCAGCTCCTGATCCACCACCATTCCAACCACCACCGCCACCACCGCCAGCGTATGTAACATCTGATCCTGTAATTGTATTTGGTGCGCCTGCACCTCCTGCTGTTCCGTCGTTACCACTTGGATTATTTGACCCTGCAGCTGTTGCTCCACCACCACCAGAGGCTCCTCTAGATGGGAAAGCTCCCATAGTTCCACCGTCATTTCCTTGAGGAGGATCTACGGGTGGTGTATTTCCTGAACCAGGTGCAGGATTGGGTCCTGAACTATATGCTGAAACTCCACCACCAGATCCACCATCACCACCTACACCACCATTACCTAGTCCTCCACCACCTCCACCTGCTGATGTTATTGTTGAAAAAATTGAATTACTTCCTGAAGCTGCTGTTTGGCAACCTGCTGGAATAGGTGTAAAATCTTGTGCAGCACCAGCACCAACTGTGATGTCATAATCACCTACCTCCAATACTAACGCTGATCCTTGTAAAGAACAGGGTCCAAATCCTGATCCTCTGTAACCACCAGCTCCACCTCCACCACCAGAGAATGATGATGAACTACCAGGAGCATGTCCTTTTCCTGCTCCACCACCAGCTACTACTAAATAATTAATACCTGCTACTTTTCTCTTAATCCAGTTATTAGATGCTACTTCATCAAATACTGTATTCATGTCCCAAACACCTGATGCACATTTAAATGATTCTTTTACTACAACAATTCCTGGTCCACCATTCCCAGCTCTTCCACCACCGCCACCACCCGTGTTAGTTGTTCCAGGTGTTCCAACACTACCAGCATTTCCAGCTCCCCCACCACCTGGTCCACCTGCTCCTGGTGTTCCACTACAAATATTTCCACCGCCACCACCTGCATAAGTTACACAACTCCCTGTAATATCGTTTGCTGTTCCATTACCACCATTACCAGCACTATTTCCTGGCACCACTGCGTTAGCTCCTGTACCACCAGCTCCGCCACCGCCACCACCTGCTCTAGCCACTCCTGGTTGTCCATCACCTGCACCACCAGCATTTCCTTGAGATGGGCTGACAGAAGGAGTATTTCCTGAACCACCAGATTTTGGAGTTGATCCAGAGGAAGATCCTCCGCCACCAGATCCTCCATCTGCTCCTTGAACAATTGCTGTTGTTGAGCTTTCATTTCCACCACCGCCACCACCTGCAGATGTTACAGGACCAAAAGTTGATACACTACCATTACCATTAGGTGCAGGATTTCCTGGAGAAGGTGATCCACCGCCTCCAACGGTTACTGTCATTCCATTTGTAATAGAAACACAAGTTGCGGTTCTAAGGCCGCCACCACCACCTCCACCGCCGCCAGCATCGTGTCCTCCAGCTCCACCTCCAGCTACAACTAAAATTTCTGGTGCAGTTGTTGATTGACAGGTCGCTATGTTAAAAGTTCCTGATGAAGTAAATGATGTTACTTTTGTTTTTGGTGTATTTAGATCTTTTGTAGGTCCAATTATTCCGCCATTGCCAGCCATAATTTAAACCTCCTACGCGTCGTCTATAACTTCATATGAAACAAAAAGCGTTAAATCTGAAGCTGCGCTTGCTCCACCTTCTAATACGTCACCTTCCTCTAGATAGATAGGTGTGTCTAATAAAACTAAAACCGCATCAGCTGGAACTGAAACAGTACTAGCTATTTTAAAAAGGGCTCCAGATACAGATGATCCTGTTGCTGCTGAAGTTCTTGTTGCCTTATCAATTCCTACAGTTACATCAGCTGCATTTGTTCCGTCAATGTTTGCGACTGAAATTCTATTAATTTTTACTAATTTATTTGATGCCACAGTTATTAAAGCTGTAGTAGTAGTTGTGTCCAATTGAAAACCTTGGGACTCTCCTATGATTGATGATACCGATACTATATTTGGTGCTGCCATAATTTACTCCTTTTATCCGAATACGATTGCCATTGCAATAGCTTTTCCTGTTGAAATTCCTGCAGTATCAAAGCTTAAAGTTCCAGAACCATTTGTAACTAACGCTTGTCCACTTGTACCATCGCCCGCTGGAAAGGTTAAGGCATCAATAGTGACCGTCCCTGACCCTTTTGGTTGGATTGATACACCAATATTAGTGTCCCCACCAGATGCAGTAAGTGTTGGTTTGTTTCCTGTAGCTGCATTTGCGTATGTTAATTCATTAACCGCGGAACTTGTAGCTGTTAATAAAAATAATTCATTACCATTCGTATCTAAAATAGATGTTCCAATTTTAGGTGATGTTAGAGTTTTGTTTGTTAAAGTGTCTGTCGATGATGCAGTTATAAATCCTGTATCATCAATATCTGGGTTCGTACCATCGTTTGCTGTAGCATAAACCATTTTAACTGCGCCTGGAGCAAGAGTTACACTATCTCCTGATCCCGATACATATTTAAATACTACGTTTTGTGACCCACTTGTTGAATTTTTTAATACATAAAAAGTTTGAACATCTAAAGGAATAGTAACGTTTCTAGATGCTGAAATAGTTCCAGTAAATTCTATAACTCTATGCGCAAGAGTTGCACCTGTTCCACCATCTGTTACAGATAAATCTGTATCTCCAGAATCTGATACGGCTTGTGTAGTAAATCCACCAGTAAGTTGTTCTATGATTTGTAAGTTTGTATTAGTCTTTGTACCCCATGTACCAGCGTTTTCACCAGTTGCTTGAAGTTCAACACCTAAAGGTGTAAATGTTGATGCCATAAATTATCTCCTATGCAGCGTCACTATAACTTGTATTTGATCCAGTTGCAACATCCGAATATGTATCATTCGAACCAGTTGATACATTACTATAAGACGTATTTGAGCCAGTGTCAACATCTCCATATGCAAAGATATTAACGGTTCCAATATTAAATGTAGCAGATTGACCAGTTAATCCAACCTGCATGTCTACTGGAGATATTGAACCCACACTAGCACTAAATGACTGACCAGTTAATCCTAGACCTTCTTCAATTGTTAGAGATCCAACACTTGCTGTAGCTGATTGACCAGTTGGTTGAGCCACAGCTCCCCCTAATCCAATGATAGATCCTAATGTAAATTCTGCTGATACACCAGATAATATAGCTGTAGCATTTGGTAATGTTACGCTTCCTAAACTTGACGTAAATGATTGACCAGAAGGTGATACTGTTACATCAACAATGGCTTGAGTAGTTCCTTGAGCAGAGGTAATTGATTGACCAGATACTATTACAGTATTATTAGGAGCTACAGCAGATCCTAAACTTGATGTAAATGATTGACCTGTTAAACCAATAGTCATATCTGCAGGCGTTATTGCACCAACAGATGTAGTTATTGCGCTTGATGTTAAACCTTGGTGAACATCATCTACAGTTAATGATCCAACAGAAAACGATGCAGATATACCCGATACAACTACAGGATTAAAAGCTGCACCTTGTGAAGATGTAATAGACTGACCACTTAAACCTACAGTCATATCTACGACTGTTGGTGATCCTAAACTGGATGTTATTGATTGGCCAGTTAAGGTAATAACTTGATTAGAAGTTTGTCCCCAGGCACCACCACCATTCCAGGCTTGTGCGCCCCAACCAGTTTTTAAAGTTGTTGCTTGGTTCCAATTAGCCTGTCCGTAGGTTAATCGGCCCCATCCTGAAGTTACCGACATGGTCGGCCTCCTATGCTAATCTGATTATTGCGTTACTTGCGTCTGCTGCAGGAAACTC